ATGTTAACAAGCACAAAGCCACTAGTATTTATCCGAACGGAGCGAAATAAAGGCTATAGCGAAAAGAGTAAAAAAGATTATGATTTTGCGAACATCACATTATCTGATGGTTTAGAGAGTTTAAAGATGGATATTGTTCCAG